TACACACTATAAATATTAGACTATGCTTAAGAACCCACCTCAACCACAACCCAAACCACCAGGACGTTAATCCTGTGTATATAGTCATTGATAAGCTGAACCTTATCTACTGGATGGAAGGGTTTGTTCTAGTGGGTGCTTTAATCATGGCTCTACTCTTTTATTGGACAGATCGCAATGGCTGAAACACTATACGTACCCAGAGGGCTTAAGAAACCTGTCATGCCCGGACATGCTCCTACACCAAACGAAAAACCTGCAGCTGTTAGAGCCAAACCCTTACCCAAAGGTGTCACTGTTAAACAACCTAAATAACTATTATCTAGGGGTTTAAAAGGTTTGAAAAATTTGTTTCAACGCTATCGCGCTTCGCGCTCTTAGCTGGGTTCCGGCCTGACCTGATCCACAAAACGCTTCAAATGATACTCGCCCGCTATGCTTATTCTAGGGGTAGCTGTAGTGGATGGTTCTACATAGTGTGTTAGCCAGGAGGGAAATATGACGAGATCGCCCTGTTTGGGTTCGTGACGCCACATGTATTCGTAGTCCGGGCTACAACCCGGGTGTTCTGGGTGATACATTAAATCCCAACTGGTTGAGCCCGCTGGGTTTAGGAAAGCAAGTGCGCCCGAGCCCTCTGGGGTAGCTAGATAATAACACCAACCTACTAGGGCTACTCCGTGTGTATGCGGGCGTATGTGTGAGCCCGGTAAGCCCAGGTAATTGTACCACACCATGATTTCAGCCAGTTGGCTGTCACGGAATCCGCAGGCCTGCCAGTAGTTGTTGACCTGAAGATCAACTTCTTTCTTAAGTTCGGGTAGAAACAGGCCCTTGCGCCACAGTTGTTCCCAGTTTTTGGGAAAGGTTGCGGCAACAGGATCCAGCGCAAAATTGGTTGTCTGTATCTTAATGGGCCAAAGCTGTGTTATCATAGAAGGTGTTGAACTAGAACCATACAGCTGAGCCACAGCCACATGGTGTTAAAGCCCACTAGTGTTGGTAACAGTTTCTTATTGCTGGCCCAGATTAAGGTAGCTGATGTTAATAAGGTAAGCCAGTATAACTGCCAGATGTCTATGTGGAAGATTAGTCCCGGGATGATGATAATGGCCTTGGCCAACCAGGACACAAACTCCACTATATTATAGTTGGTCCAGTATTCTTTCTTAAACCACATGCCATAGCATTCACGTATTTTAGCGAATGTTATGTGATTGTACAAGACTGCTATTAGGGCGAACCAAACGGTTGTTGCCCATATTACTTGTTCATTTGTCATAATTTTATCCATATCTCATAGTAAGGGTCATAACGATAGCCTTCTGGGGGATCTAGCGGATCATACAACTCCGGGTGTGTCATGGGGGTAGGCGACTTTTTATAGAGATAATTGTAGTTTTCACCGATACGAGCTTGTAACAGTTCGTCGGCATATTCATCGGCCCATTTGCCTTCATAAAGGCCATCAAACTCTGCTGTGCTGAATATTCTCTTCAAGTACCCAAACATACTAAATCCTAGATCTAAGGTTATTAAATACATAGTTATAACAACAGTTGGACAGCAACTCCAGATCTGACTAAATACGCTATTAGAATCATAACTGAGGAAAGAGTCACGTGTCATTTACTACAACCAGTCAAATTAATCCGGGCAGTATCATTACAACATTCCCTGTGGCGGGGCAAGACAATTCCAGCCAAGGTTTCCGCGATAATTACGTACAGATTGTAGCCGCCCTAACTACAGCTACAGCGGAATTAACTAGCCTGCTACAAACACAGATCAAATTTGGTACCACAACTACTGATCTAGGTGGTGCCGAATTAAATGACATACAACTCAATCAGGTCAGCGATCGTTATGTTTACGTTACCGGACTTAGCACATCCAGCTACAATACAGCAACTTATACAGTAAGTCTAGATTGGACGCAGGGTCGTGTTTACCGTGTGGCACCGTCAGCATTTTATCCACAAGGTACTGGTACAGTTTTAGCCAAACTGGTAGGATTTACAGATACGCTAGATTGGGAGTCTAACAATCGTTTTACTTCAATTCGTGCTTACTTTGATATCGCTTCAACAGAAAACACAGTTGAATGGGTAGATCAGCAGTATATTCTCAACTGGTCACGATTACCAAATACTACGGGCACCAACAAGATGACCTTTAGTACTACGGGTACTATTGGTTTTGAAGTTGTTAGTTTTGGTGATGGCACATACGAAATACAAGAATTAAATGCCACAGGTTCCGGCGGCGGCGGTGGCGGCGGTACCAGCAACTTTGGTGACCTACAGCACGTACCACTAGCAGGCGGGGGAGAATGGAACTCTTCTCTAAATCCGCTACCAGGGTTAATGGCCATTGGCTTTGGTCTAGAAGTTAATACTGGTACAGGTGTTGTTAGTGTTAATACAACTACTATCCTATCAGTTTCCAGCAATAACATGGGCGACTTTATGGCCAACGGAAATGTCATGTCCGGTCAGCCAAATGAAACAATCGTATTTGAAAGTCTAGGCAGCGGTGACGTATATGTTTACAACGCAGGTACAGGTCGCGCCTTATTAGGTGTGGATACTGCGGGCTTTATCAGTAGCGGAACTAACCTACACATGTACAGCCAAACTGGCCAGATCTTTGTTGACAGCCCATTAACGTTCCAAGACGGCTTACAGCAATCTACAGCCTATTTAGGTATTGCTACTAACAGTACACCGGGCGGTGTTATTGTTGGTAATGGTATTACATTTAATACATCTACGGGTGAAATCAGTATTCCTGCGTTTGACGTGGCAGTTGGTGCTACTGGAGCAACTGGTCCTGCTATTCCTGGACCACAAGGACCTATAGGAGCAACAGGTGTCGGAGCAACAGGTGCTACTGGTGTACAAGGTGCTACCGGTCCAAACGGTCCCGTAGGACCACAAGGAGCAACTGGTAGTCAGGGATCTGCTGGTAATATTGGTGCTACGGGTTCAACTGGCCCAATTGGTGCTACTGGTGTAAACGGAACATTGGGTACAACAGGTGCTACTGGCGCCACAGGCCCTGCGGGAACTACTGGTGCTACAGGCCCAACTGGTGCCACAGGAACTCCTGGTACTCCAGGCGGCCCTCCAGGCGCTACTGGCGCAACTGGTAGTCAAGGTTCTACAGGCCCTGCGGGAGCTACAGGACAAGGTGCTACTGGAGCAACTGGAGCAACTGGTATTCAAGGAGCAACTGGACCACAGGGTGCTACTGGTGCAGGTGCTACGGGGGCCATTGGAGGCACAGGTGCCACAGGCGCAGATGGTGCTACTGGACCAAGTGGTGCTACTGGTGTACAAGGTGCTACTGGACCAACAGGATTTACAGGTAACGTAGGTTCTACTGGCGCAACAGGCTTACGCGGTGCTACAGGTGCTGGTGCTACAGGTGTACAAGGAGCTACAGGTGCTCAAGGAGCCACAGGTCCAATTGGACCAGCTGGTGCTACAGGTGCTGGTGCTACAGGTATTGGAACAACAGGTGCTACGGGAGCCACTGGTCCTGCTGGTGCTACAGGTGCTGGCGCAACAGGAGCAACTGGTCCTACAGGTTCTAGCGGTATTAATGGAGCAACTGGCGCAACTGGTCCTGCTGGTGCTACAGGAGCAGGTTCAACCGGCGCAACTGGATCTACTGGCCCAGTTGGGGCAACTGGTGCAACAGGTAGTCAAGGAGCAACAGGTGCGGGTGCTACTGGATCGACAGGACCATTAGGTGCTACTGGATCAACAGGCCCTATAGGTCCAGGCGGATCTACTGGTGCTACAGGTATTGGAGGCACTGGCGCTACAGGTTTAACTGGGGCCACAGGTCTTACAGGTTACGCAGGAGCAACTGGTGCTACGGGTCCTACGGGAGCTACAGGCCCAGCTGGTCCTACAGGTAACGCAGGTTTAAATGGCGCAACTGGCGTTGGTTTACCGGGCGCCACAGGTGCTGGAGCAACTGGAGCAACTGGCGTTCAAGGAGCAACTGGTCCTGCTGGTGCTACTGGTATTACAGGATCAACAGGTGCTGATTCAACAGTACAAGGTCCAAGTGGTGCTACTGGTGCTACTGGTCCATTTATGATTGCTTCTACTGTTACAACTGGTTCTGTTATCGTATTACCAGGCAGCGGTTTAATTGTAGCTAATAGCGGTAGTACTAGAGCAGGTGCGATTAGTTTAGATCCTACAGGATATACAGGAACATTTGTTATTGGAAGTACTACAGCAAGTTTTAGTACACAATCAGGTGCCTTACAAGTTGTTGGCGGTGTTGGTATCGGTGGAGCATTATATGTAGCCGGTGGTATAACAGCAGTCGGTGGCTCTTCCTCTACATCTACATTTGGTATTCTACAAGTAACTAACGAAATGCAGGTTACAAGTACAGCAAGTTCTGCGGCTACTGCTACTTCTGGTGCGTTAACTGTACAAGGTGGTATTGGTGTTCTTGGTAACATTACAGTATTCACATTAGCCGGTACAGGTAATAGAGCTGTTTATTCAGGACCAGCTGGTACACTTTCTAACTCAGCATCTGACGAAACACTTAAGACAAATATTGCTAATACAGATTCTGGATTGTTATCAATATTAGAATTACAACCAGTTACATACAACTGGATTGATACTTCAATTCGTGGTAGTCAAGAAGAGATTGGTTTAATTGCTCAACAAGTACAGCAATACATTCCTCATGTTGTTGGTGTAAACACAGATGGAACACTAAGTTTAGACTATGCTAAATTAACAGTTCCATTGATCAATGCTATTAAAGATCTAAATGCTAAGATAGAAGCACAAGAAGCACGTATTGCTGCACTTGAGGATAAACTATCATGAGATATAAAGAATTTGCCTATAGTACAGTTTTAACACCGGAACAAGTTACTCGTATTTTTGAAAACATAGATAATCCAGATGTACTAGTAGAAGGTGTTAATCCTCAGGCCAAACAGCAGATACAGCAGTCCGCAAAGGCAACAGCCGCCAATCTTAATAAATTACCTAAAGGTGCTGTTCAAAAATTTGATGAAAAAGTTCTTGAACTCGAACGTAAAATAGAACAAAAAGAATTCACTCCTGATCAAATTGCTAAAATTAATCATTATATAGAAAAATATAAAGAATGGGGCGAAAAACATCCTATACTACATGCCGCAATACTAGGGGCTCTCGGGGTTGCTGCAACTATGGCCACTGGGGCGGCTGCCGGTGCTGCCGTGGTTGGATTCTTAGGAATGGTAGATGGACAGCTTATGGGTATGACTCCGCATGTCGCGGCTCAACACGGAGCAATCGCAGGAGTAGCTAGTTTTGCTCTAGCTTCAATTTTAGACTGGGCTAGTGAACAACCGCTAGTTCAAAATGTAGGACACTGGTTTGGAGATGTGGGCAAAGATGTAGCAACAGATCTAGGTAAAAATATGATGCGGGGCTCCGCTGGAAATGTTGCTAAATCTAGTTCAGGTGCGGTTGCTGGGGCTCCGCCACCACCGACAACTCCTTCTACACCAACTTAAAAGCTTCGAAGATTTCTTGTAAGTCTTCAATGCACTTATCGTAGTCCTTGCGCAAGACACGTACAGCGGTACCGCCCTTATATTCCCATTGCTCACAGTTATCCAAACGATCATCTACTAGGATGTCACCTTTGACTTTACAATGATCTTGTTTGTCATGTGAGTAAGGACCGAAGTGAACTGGAATATCTGGATAGTGATCTAGCATCCAGCGGAACTTATCGTCAAAAACTTCAAACACATCATTGTGTCTTGGAATAGCTGTAAGCATTACAAGATTCCAATGTAGCTCATCGCGGAATCTACGTGCTAGATTAACTAGGTCGTCGGCACGTTTCATCTTTGGAAGATAGCGATAAAAGTGAGGTGCTTCGCGAAGTTGTTCCCACAAGTGAGGTGGCCAACGGTCTTCTTTCTGACCAGCGGCATCGAGGGGAAAATTAGTGTGTAGGTAGTTAGATGCGGCTTGATCCCAATCTGCTACTACCCCGTCCATATCTAAGTGTATTGTGTGTTTTGTCATAACTTATTATAACATACAATAAGGAACAAATGTGAATTAGGTTTGCCAAACTTCTTGATATTTTTTTAGAGCTTTCATTCTAGCAACAAGTAATCTAATTTTTACATGATCGCTTAATTCTTCTTCCTTCTTGTGTACTAACTCGATCCTGTTACGATTACGTCCAAGAACTAGGTCATCGTCGACTATAATTTCTTCAGGACTTGGAGGAAGTATTGCTAGGGTTGATTTCAGTTTTAGTTTTGGCTTTCCACGGACCTGACCTTTTTTCATCACATGATGCGTCTGGGCAACGGCAGGAGTAAGTGTACTGGCCATCCCATTTTGAATCTTTATCATCAAAGCGATAGCGATCAAAATCAAAATTTTTTTCATTTGTAACCCTCATTAACATAACACTCTCCTTTAGAGTAGTCTATATTATATTAACGTCCTAGGTAGGGAAAAAGTTTACAAACTTAATTCTTTATCGCCCAAATGTCTAATTGCGGCCAATAGGTGTCGAATTTTATTTGAGTTGCGCAGGCTTTTGAAAGTTAAATTAGCCACCCCCATTTCGCCTTCTTTGGCTAATCCTTCTTTACGATGACGGGCAATCATGTCTTTGACATGGGTTAGCATATCCAAATTTTTACTCTTAATAGCTCCGTCGATAATTTTGCTCCAGTGCTCAGTTTCTTTTTTAACTGCGTCAACATCATAATCTAAAACGGGCTGTTGGGGAGGGTTAACCCATTTGTTTTCCACTAGAGAATACGAACTACTTACAGCGGGTTTATCTAGGTCTTCTGCGTAGAGTTCAACAGGTATCCCATACACAGTAATATTGTGTTGTTCCTTCCACAATTTTCTTTTGGTATCAAAATATTCATCTATATCCATGTCGCATTGTACATCGTGATAAGGAATTATTAAATGTAGATCTAAATCACTTTTATCTGTGTAATTATAATTTGTTTGGCTTCCACTAACAACAACATCGACTAAGGTAGCATCGGTGCCTAGAAATTTATAATAGACCGTAGATATTTTTAATAGAGCTAGTCTAACCTCTTCGCGGATTTGCCCGTTGTCCTGCCATAGCACAGGATTAAGATCTTTATGTAATTCTATAGGTGGAGTAAAATCAAACATTCGCATAAAGAGTATTTATTGGATTAAATATCATCATGCAAGGTTCATTGAATTTAACGGGACACATATTATGCTCCCAGCCAAAATGTATTGACTCATTTTTTTCTAACTCAGTTATTGTTATTGCGAAACATACAAACGAAGGAAGTTGGGGATTAATGGTCAACAAACCGCACGATCACATTACTGTTAGCGATGTTATGTCATCGTCGGGTATTGAGTATCCGCACGATACTAACCCCATTTATAAGGGCGGCCCTGTAGAACCCCATAGAGTTCATGTTATTCATACACTAGATTGGAAAAGCGCCAGTACCGTAGCAGTTACTCCAGATATGGGAATTACAAGCGATATATCTGTATTAGCCGCAATAGCAGGCGGGCAAGGCCCAGAATTATATCGAATTGTAGCAGGATTTTGCGCATGGGGAGCACATCAACTAGATGGCGAATATAAGGGCTTACCCCCATGGAAACTAGAACATAGATGGCTCGACGCACCGGCCAATATCGAGTCGGTTTTTAATCAAAACGGGGAAGATCAGTGGCGAAAATCAATCGATATTGTAGCAAATTCGGTCATTTCGACCTGGTTCTAAATTAGATAGTACTTAGACCTACCCTTAGTCTTTTTCGCTATTCATTCCTGCTAACAAATCTCGAATTCTAGCAGATCCCGCAACACCTTTAACCTTGGCAATTGGAATTCCTTCTGCAGGATCCGCAGGTCTACTAATAACTCCATCTTCATCGACAGTTGTAGTAACTGTACTTGTTTTCTTAAATGAGTTAATCATTTGGGTAACTTCTGGTTTTTGTCCACCGCCCTGATTAAAACTAGGTTCAGAATCCTCACCTAGATCGTTAATTCTTAGAGTATCTACATCAAATTCTAAATCTACTTTTTGTCCTACACCGCTACTAGAACGTGTCTTCATAAACTGAATTTGATAACGTCCCCGCTCTTTCATAGCACGACTTGTAAAGATACCGATCACATTATCTGCCGTCATAATCTTTGACAAACCGCCCGAAATATGACTATGATCAAACTCAATTTCTTCAACAGCTGAACGATTCAACTGTGAAGCAGTTACAGTAATACATTTTGTTTCCATAGCCAAGTTACGAATTTCTTCTGATACATATTTGTCCTTAACAAACAAATCGCTTGGGCTAACTTTAACACTTAACGGCATCATCAAATCCAAATAGTCAATTAAAATAACATCTGGATCTACACCTTTCTTAATTCTATATTCTTTCAAATACGCACGAATGTCGTTACAGTTTTTACCCGATGGCATGTACTTAACTTGGATGTTGCCTGATTTCTTTTTCAACATCTTAACCTTAAGTTCAACATCATCTAAGTTCTTAAAAATGTCACGAGTACCGATTCCGGTCATCATACTGTCAATACGCATAGACACTAAATTTTCTGCCAACTCAAATGTTAGATATAAAACATTTAATCCTTGCAGTGCCCAGTTAACGCCGAGGTTAGCCAAAAACAAACTCTTACCACCGCCAGAACCAGCACAAAATATATTAAGTTCTCCTCGGTTAAAACCGCCATACAATTTCTTATCAATGCTTGGCCATCCTGTACTAATTTGTCCATTGCTATTCTTAAGTCCTTCTAATCTAGCACGTGGGTCTTCAAAATAATCAGTGCCCATGTCCTTGTTAAGACTAATTTGAATTGCCTGCTTAATCATGTTCTCAACTGGACCATAATCACCGTCTTCAATCAAATCACTGCTCTTAATAATTGCTCTTTCTAATGCCTTGTGTCTACTAAAGTTTTCAAACTCATTCATTAGCCAATCATAGTTTTCTTTTGGCAATGGTATTGGATCAAACGAAACTCCGCATTGTGCGTTGAGAATCTTTGCTTCGGGCATTACTTTATATTCATCAACGTATGTCTTAATAAATTCTGCCGACTCTTGTAACTTGCGATCAAAGCTTTCTGGATCAAAGATGTTAGCACATCTCATATAAGTTTCACCGTCGCTCAAGAACATCTCGAGATATAATTTTTGTACTTCGTAATTGTAATTTGTTTTTTCAGACATCTAATCTTTCCAGTTTTTTCTTTAGTAGTTCTATTTTTAGTCGATTCGTTTCTTTATACCTAGCGATTGTGAGTAAGGTGTAGATCCGTCCGAACTTACGAACTGCTTCTGCGCAATCCTTAACGTCATCACCCCACTCAGGTAAACTCACATTCCAATTATTGTCTAATGCGGCCTTGATTAACTTAGCACCGGGTTTATCTCTGTCAGGCACAACAATCACTTCTCTTTGAAGTTGATTGATACGTGTAACTTGAGCTTCGTTGGGCTCGTTAGTCATGATAGCAACTCCGTCTACAGCAATCGCATCAAATTGTCCTTCGACAACTAATACAAAATTTCTGTCATGAGTTTGCCTATCGATATTAAAGACATAGGTACCTTGACCATCAGTTAGATATTTTGGTCGTCCATCTTTAATTTTTCTGCCTGTGTATCCTACTATCTTTCCTTCATAATAGAAAGGTACAATTACACGATCTCGCCAGCCTGGAGCAGAACTCCACATCCAGTTGTACCAATCGAGCTTCATGCCTCTATCTAAAATATATTCTACAACCTTTATAAAATCTTCGCTAGTGTCAGTTACTTCAGTAAAAGGTAAGCAGTCGTCTGGAAGTTTACGCTCTTCTAATTCGTAATTGATTACTTTCTTTACAACAGGAATATCTTCTTGTTCACGCAGAGCAACCATCGCAAGTTCTGCGATTTTGCTTTCTGGAATGTTAAGCCAGCTGAAAAGTTTACGTGTATTCTTAGATAAAAGTTTACCTTTACTCCATCCTGCTTTGAATCCACAATTGAAACAATGGTATTGAAATCCACCTGCTGGATTCATAAGAACGCCGCCCCGTTTACGTGTATCGGGATTTTCTCCATTATGCTGACAACACACCGCATTAAACGAAATCCACCCGTTTGGAGAGTGCTTTTGCTTTGGAGGTAAGAAGGCTCGCAGTTCTGCGTCTATAAGGCTCATACTACTATTTTAGCCTCTATAGAGTACTTTGTCAACTGTTCCGGTGTATTGAGTTTGGTCGTTTAAACCTGGGTATGGTCCGCTATCTGGAATATATTCTAGTTGAACATAACTCCATACGCCTTGGAAATTGAAGTAATCAATTCCGGTAAATGCTGTATAATGACGTGCGTCAAGATTAGCATAATCTGTCATTGCGCCCGGGCTAGGAGGTGTGTTGTCCATGGTTCCTTGTGGATATACCCACCCAGTATAATTGGTCATATATACTGCCATTGTATGGTACTCACCATTTCCGTGGAACACAGGATTTGCGGCAATCGGGCCAGTAAAGAAATTATAATTCTGCGCACCCGGATCTCTGTTTAGATACTTTTGGAAAGCAGTTACAGAAATACTAGGTTGTAAAGCAGGCATTAAATCATGCTCTAAATGTAGTGTGCCAGCCATTCCGTAATACGTGTTTGCGTAAGTTGGAGTGTAAGTTCTATCTGACGAATCAAACATGCTAATGCTAAATTGATAATCGGCACAGTCTATTTGCCATGTATCTGTTTCTAAAAGTGATAATAATGCTAGGCCACGTGTGCTAGTAGTAACGCCGTCATCAAGTACTGTAACGGGCTTTTGAATCATCGCTTTTTGATTTGTGCGATCGAACATTGTGAACACAAAAGTGCTCGAGCTGATAGGTACAGGTTTCTGGTCGCTGTTCTTAAACTGCAACTGAATGTTGTTTTTAATACCTTTCTGTATTGTGAGGTCACGTTGGTACATGATATTATATATCCCTTGATTGAATACATCCAAATCCAGTATAACGTCGAGTGAATTTGGATATAAATAGACTGGTAGACTTAGCATAACATATATTTATTCAATGACCACGAAGGACGAATTTCAGAACAATTTCCCATTTATTACCTGTATAAAGATAGGTGATAATGAATACGTCGGCATTATAATTAACCTAGATCATAACGTGGTTAGTCTGTACGATTTTGCTGATATTAAAACAGACGAAGATCGAAAACTTTTTTTAGAAATGGGCGAAATTTGGTGGTGGGAAAGCAACCGTAAAATTCCTATTAACATATTCCTCAAAAAAGAAATGATTACCTATCGAGGGGCTATTAAGACATTTAATAGCAAAGATGTAGAAGTAATTTTTGGCCCAACAGTAAATTTGGGAGAAATTGCGGAAAAGCGTGTTAAACGTAAAAGTATACAGCTAATTAGATCTCCGAAGAGACCTCTGCGTTAATACCTTCACAAATCAAATTCATTTGTACCACAATAGCCATAGCATAGGCTATAGCGTGTGCCTTCTTAAAATAATAATCGTCAGTCGTCGGCTTCGTCCATACTTCTTCGAATACTTCTTTCCACGGCAATCCTAGCAGGTGTTTTTTTGCTGGGCGTATCATAGCCAGGCAAGCCGCGAGCTCTTCTACTCTTTTCGGTTTCATTCGCCTCAATACGTTCCCGTGTCCGTTCACGTGAAAGAGGAGATTCGTGAACTCGTCTTGTTCCAATAGATCCCATAGTGGTTCTGTCTCCATTAATTTTTGTAAATGTTGTTCGCTTTTGATTCCGGAATATATGCTTACATTGAGAAAATCTAATTTCATATATCCGCGATCTTCAGCTTCTTTATAATTTATACTAGATATACCTGTTAGTGGATTAACAGGAATCGGTTGTACATATACTCCAGTATTGTGTTTTTTAATTCCGTCAAGGGATGCTGGTACATGCTTGATTACATCAAGTGCTTTGGTTCTATCAGCAAAGTCAATATCAATATCTGGCATTATAAATCTAAATCTCCGCCAGCCGCAAGTTTTAACATAGTGCTGTAATGCTCATATGCTTTTCTCACAGCGGTATATCTATCTCTAAGTTCTTTCTCTTTTTCTTTTTGTTCCATAATGTATGTAAACAAATCGTAATGTCCTCTATTGGCCATTTTATTGAAAATTTGATCTTCAAATTTTGCTATGCCTTCAAGTTCATCAAGAGTAATCTCTATAGTATACACTGGCTCAGTTAATGTTTCAATATTCAATGCTTCTACAACATTCATATCTGTCGCACTAGTAAAATACTTAGGAGGCAATATTCTGCGTCTATAGGCTTTTTTATTAGTGTCTAATACTCTAATACCATGCCGCATAAAAAAATCTTGTAATTCTTTGTCACTCAATTCCTGTCTCCTTACAGACCTCTTTGGCAAGAGCTTGGTCGTCCGGTTGTTCCTTAAATTTCTTCAACCAATAGGGAACATCAAATGCTGGAGCAATAATTTCCATTTGTTCATCGTTAAACTTAGCAACCATATCTCGACCGGATCTAGAATTAAGAACAAGCCATGGACTAATGTAACCATTGCGAATATCATTAACTGCTCGATTGAGATTTACATACAAGAAGTAATGTTGAAACTCTGCGTTGTTAGTATCTGCCCATTCCATCATGTGTTTGATACTTCTTTGAATAGCACTCTCAGCTGGTTCTAATTTAAGCATCTCAAATAGATAGTTGTCGTACAATTCATCACGACACCAATGGTCTAATTTAATTCCGCTTTTGATAACAAAGTCAACAAACTTATCTGGATAAAGCGGCATTACATTATTGACAAAACTTCCAAATTTTACAAAGGCATTGTAGTACGGACTCTTACAAAAATCCGCATAAGATTTATCTTTCTTGGCACCTTGTGTTAATTTAAAAAATCTATTGAAAGCCATGAAACCTGCTTGAACTCTTTTTTCGTCTTTCTGCATTGCTCGACGTTTAGGTTCGCACATGTGAGCATACAGAGTTTTTTCTTTCATAAAACTCTTACCACAATGAAAACAATTAAATGGTTGCTCTTCTAACTTCAGCATCAAAGTGTTCCGTTAATCGACCTTGCCAAGTTGCTGGCAAAAAATGCCTTTTCTTCTACTGAGTTAAATTCTTTGCCTTCAAGATACAATTTAACATCTTGTATACTTTCGTTTTCTAAGAATACTCTTCCGTCAGCATCTATTCCTACTGTCCAAAAATTATTCATAATCTTTCCTTTGTTTCTTATCGAACCCCATTTTATCAAACAGTTCTTCGATATCTTTCTTATCCATTAATCCGGCCATAACTTTAATGTCTTCTAATTTCATAGCAGGATAAATTTCACACAACAATTTTTCAATTTTGTTTGCTTTTTCTTTTTTACCTGCGGCAAGATATGGATGATACGCATTAATGCCGACACCACAAGCCGCAAACAATTTCCATAAAAATGCCTTGTGATTTTTACTCAACACCCAATGATTTTTGTTTACAAACTCGTTTGTGGCTTCTAAAAAATGCTCTTGTATTTCAGTGTCACCTTGATAGTTTGAAACATATCTCATGAGAATATACGGACTAAATGCTTTCTTTTCTTCGTCCGTAAGTTTTTCGTAAAAATCATAAATTTTATGATCTACTGCGTTTAATTCTCTTTTAATATCAAGTTTCGCTGCCATAGTCTTTAGTTAGATAGTATAATGTCTTTGCTTGTTCTAGTAAATCTTTTAGAGCAGGATTATCTTTCGATGCTTCAACAATATCCTGCCAAAGTTGAGTTTCAATCATATCGTATTGAAGCGGGTCTCTACGTTGTGGCAAGTGATATCCTATCAGTATGCGCTCAGTCTTTCCAACTTCTCTAGCATAAATCTCGTCGCCATTTCTTTCATAAATGTACGATGCCCCTGGTGTAAGTGATCCCATTAATGATTTCTCTTCCCATCAAATACACAATTAAATGTTAAATGCATTTCTCCATCATTAATTACACGATGAAATGCGCCGTCTGGAATTAACACAATATCTCCAGAGGAAACATCAAATGGTTCACTGTCTTCCTCGCCTACAATCATTTTGCCTCGACCTTGTATAAAAAAATAAACTTCTTCCTGCCCAGCGTGTCGATGCCCGCGGGTTTGTTGTCCTCGATAAAGTTTTGTAGAACTTAATACAAGATTGTTTAAGGTTTTGTTATCTTTAAGGAGATATGTTTCGTTGTCTTTAACAACTTCGCCGCCGATATCAAAATTACTTACTTTCATAGTTACCAACATTTACTGTAATCTACTAACTCACTTTGTCTGCTAACATCTTTAACAAAAAAAGCACAACTAGGATTTGAACCAGGATGTAGTGGTGTTGTTAGTAGCTGTCCTGGTTTCATTTTAGGAAAATACCATTTAACGTCTTGATATACATCTACAATATCAATGTCAAAAAATTCAGGACGGAATCCACTAAGAGGATTGAAACAAAACGTCTTAAATCCTCTGTCATTAAGACTTGTTAATGGTAACACTTCCATATCTGGCCCGGTAGGATCTCCGACGATTGTACACCAATCGAGTGGCATATTAATAGTATACGGTCCAACTCTAAGAACAGCGGCCGGGGCTGTGAAACTTTCTAAAAATATTAGAGGAATGTAAAAATAATCAGGATTATTTGGATCACTGTTATCTAACACACTGAATCGCAGATCCTCATCAATCTCGTCGGGTAGATTATTCAGATAAAATGTCTGATCATCTAATGTTAAAATCTGCATTAATATTTCACCTTTTCAATTGTAAACGGATACTTTGCTTCTTTGTAATATTTCTTACGTTCCGTTAAATGTTTCTTCGCATACTTGCTACTTGCTGTTAGATCCCAGATTTGGACGAAGTCTTTGTCGTCTGCTTTTCTAATACCACGTCCAATAGATTGGATAACTCTGACAAAGCTCTTTCCGGGTTCCAGAAGAACCAGATTAAAGATCCGAGGAATATTAATGCCCACAGCGGCCACACCATAAGTCGCCACAATAGTCTTATTATCACTTGTACGAATCTCATCATATTCTTCCTTCCTGTCCTTCGTTTTAACTTCGCCTGAAACAAAGACAGCATCAGGTATGTTATCTACTATTATACGTCCTGATTCAATTCTGTCAACCAATACTAGTGTATTCCCACCAGTTGCGATTGTTTTAATTAATGATGAGATATAATTCATCCTATCTTCGTTAGTAACCAAGTATTTTAACTCTTCTGGATAACTTCCAAATTCCTTCCATTCGGCAGTTTGAATAACGTTAACGTGACATCCAGATAACACACCTGCTTCTTGTAATTCGTGTGCCTTAACTCTGTGTACAACTTCTCCTAGACCGGTTTTGATGCTCATAAATTCGAGGTCATCTTTAGGTACAGTACCAGTCAGTCCCCAACGTATCGCACAATTTGACAAGTGCTGTGTAAGTAACTTTTTCAACACTTCAGCCTTGGCCATGTGTACCTCATCGACCATAACACACTGAACTCCATCTAGGAATACTGCCAATGTTAATATCTCATCTTCGGTGGTATCTTTGGATTTTTTGTCTAAAATATTGAGACTTTGCCAAGTACAAATAGTATGTGTTTTTCCTAGCTCTTTTCTGTCACCATAGTATACACCTACGTCTAATTGACAGTTAATAAAATCTTCTTCTGTTTGTTCAACTAAACTTTTGTTCGGAACAATGGTTATTGTTCGACCGTATTTTTCACAAATTTTTGACAAAGTTGCGGTGGTAATTGTCTTACCAAATCCAGTGGCAATTTCCTGAATACATTGTGGGTTTTCGAGGAACTTATTAACAACCTCAACCTGGTCATCGCGAAGTCTAATCTTTTCTCCGGCAAATCGATGTCCTTCTGGCCATGTAGCATCACCCCAAAAATCTTCAGAAATTTTGGTAAATTCTAGCACCGGACTAATACGCAGATCTTCAATTTCTGGATCATAACCTTGGCGAATAATCTCCTCAATAACCTCTGGTAACATACTCATGTAGGTAGTACCGCCAAGACCAAAAAAACTGGTACAGCCATCCCAACGACCTAATTTGTATGCTGGCAGATACCTTGCTTTTTGGTCAAAATATTTGAATTTTTTAACCAATGATTTACGTGTATCAAGATCTAAATTTTCAATCTTAACATTAACTTCGTCCTTGATTACAATTTTACATTTTTTCATTCTGCTTGCCCGTTGTCAATATAGACAACTGTGTTGAATTTGTCATTTATAATTTTTTTGGTGTTGATATGACTGCCTAAAGGGTCACAACTAATAGCAATACCAAAATTTATGCCACTTTGAACCAATGGCTTTTTAATACGCCTACTGACAAACACAAATTTCATGTCTTTGTGTATAGGAGTATTAAGTTTATGTTCCTTGATATACTCGTTGAATTCTCTATTGGTTTCGTTGTCAGTCCTGAACATAACTGTTATGTCAGAATTTTGGTATCCTAATGAATTTATATGCTTGTGCCACTTTTTTAGGTGGTCTAATTCACGGTCAGGTGGTATCACAATCATAACAGAGTGCTCTGCTGTCAACAACTGATCAAACTCTTTGAGTTTATGTTCACGTGAGTAAATTTTCAATTCATCATTAAACTCCTTGGTAAGGAATTTTCTGGTGACAACCCCTACTTTTTCGGAATTTAGGTAATTTTCACAAATTTCGTCCCATACATCAATGCCATACTGTTTTGCCAACACCAGGCTACTGAGTATGTCGAACTGAGGAGGCTGGGGAACTGACTCATAAACATTTTTGAAGGCCGCCCCTGTTTTTTCAAAGATCAGCATGGGTGCGTGATTTTCAATATTTTCCAAAATTTCCTGAATTTTTTCATAAAAATCCATAAAATCCTGATCTGTTGAAAAACCGGCAGGAATAAGGTTATTGCCTATCCATAAAATGTTGCCTTCAGTTAAACTGAACTGCCAAAATTTTTCATCACTGTTCCACTCGGACCAATCATTGGGATTTTCTTTCTTAAAATCTCGGATTTTTTTCACCAAATCGTCATTGTATGGAAATGTTACCTTAATGTACTTTGTTTCTTCCCTCACCACTGAAATAGACTTATCACTGTACACCAAGGTGCGGAGTGGCATCTGAAATTTTTCTTGAAGGAGTATATCCTCAACAACACTACCGAATAGTCCGACCAAGAAATTTTGGTATTTTCGGCATAATTTTATGGCCAATGCCCCTTGCTTAACAGTATAGGCAGAACCACGCGAAATTTGCGTGTCGAAGCTATCAATGATTTGTCGATCACCGATAAAAATTCCTTCACCACTCCACGCAAGTCCAGAAATTAGATCTTCAACGTAGTCAGCTTTTCTTGTGTACATAGAAACAAACATTATATTGTAATGTCTTCCATACCTGCGGTACGTAATTTAATGATATTCGATAATTGCCATTGTTTAATGTCAATCGCCTTGATAATTCCTAACCAATGATTTCTCAACAGAGCAAATTCATTGATAATTTTATCCATGTCAACAACGTCTGCTTCACCGTCGACGTATTTTTCAACATCTCGTGAACTAAGAGCACGTTGATAGTTTTCTAGATATTTTTTGAACACCTTACTTCGCAATCTTCTTGACTCGATGTTCAGATATTCTAATATTGCCTCAATTTCTTGAAGTTGATTGAACCTTTGTTCAACAATACCAGGTAAAGCCGCGGAAGCCTTTTCTATGTTACCATAGACTTTGACTTCCTTGCGGGCTTCTTCTAACTGTGTGTAATAATAGTCAATACAAGCTGGAAGGTGAGCGATATCTTTGCTAACCTTTGAGTACCACATTAGTAGTCCTCGTCTTCGTAGCCGTAATTGTCCTCGTCATACTCGTCATCATCACCATCGGAATTTTCATCCACGACAGTTTTGATTGCTTCATCGAGGTGGCTGTCATATCCCATGAATGTTTCGAGTACTTCTGGCGTGATATCCTTACCTAACAAAAAATCGACGTACTGATTTGCCACCATATCTTTGTTTTTCTCAGGGATATATTCACGGAACAGATCCCACACTTCCATAATTAATGCTTCTTCCATTATTCTTCATCCTCTACAGATTCTGTTGTTGTTAAGGTTGCCGCGGCTGTTTCGTCCCACTCGTCCATGATAATTTTTAATTTATCTTCGTCCCAGTTTTTACGAAACTCTGCTACAATCTCACCAGTTTCCTTACTAGTGTATGCTAATTTATTTCCTACTTTAGATAATACACCCATTTTCTCGAACATGTCAACAAGTCCGGAGGTTGGACTCATTCCAGTTGAATAAGGAATCTTAACCTGTACAGTTTCGAAAGGTTTAGCATAACGTGTTTTCATAATCTTACAGGCACTACGAATACCTAATACGTCACTGACCTTATTTCCGTCCTCGTCTTCTTTTAATTTCAACTTCTTCATGGCAACCACGATAGAAGATGCGTAAACGAATCCTTGTCCTCCGGAAATTTTGTCATCAGGGTCGAACATATCTTGCGAAGCGTATGTGTGATTAGTACATACCAAGCCGACGTTGTAATTACCAAACATATTAACACAGTTACGAACCAGCGCCGTAAGTGCTTTAGGTTTACGACCCATATCACCTTTAAGATCTCCTGCTTCAAATTGATTTACATCCGTTGGAGTAAGCAACATACCCAAAGAGTCAATTACAAATAACACTTTTGGACGATCTGTAGCATCCATGGATTTGTATTCGCTCATAAACTCATTAATAGTTTTAGCAACATCATCAATCATTGCCATGTTAAGTTTTAGAAGTTTATCTTCACTTGTATCAACACCTAGTGCTTCTAACCACGCTTGATCCAACGCATTTTCTGAGTCAATTAAGACAACATAAATGCCTTGTTCTTGTGCGTTCTTAATAATGTTACCGGAGCAAATATAAGACTTACCTGCGCCAGATTCACCAGCAAATACAGTTACCTTACCCATCGGCACACCTTTGTTAAAGTCACCTGAAATAAGATAATTTAGAGCATAGTTCCCTGTGCTGATCCAATCAGTTGGATCATTAAAGCCTATACCAAGTCCGTCGATAGACTTGGTGATAGACTTACGGAACTTCGAAATATCGAAGGCTTTTCCCATAGTCTATCTCCCAAATTAAGATTGTTGACGTTGACGAATCATTGCCAAGATGTTTTGAGCACGACCGCTAGCATCGCTACCTTCGGTAGAACTTGCACTTGGTGTGTCATCATCTTCACTCACAGTTGGCTTAGCAACTGCTTTTGGTGCTGGTGTGCTTACTGCTTCACCTGCGTCTTCTGCTTCTGGATCTTTGGCTTTAGAACCTGTAGCTGAACCACTACCGCCCATACCTGCTGGTTTAAAATATTGACCCCAACGATCCATGTCAAATGCTTCACCGTCGACTGACGCTTCAAACATTTCCATCATCACTTTGAGTTCAACATCGCCTGGTTTCTTAGGCAAGAAATCCTTCAAGTTAAACGTACCGTATTGTGCTACAGCCGCTTGTTCTTCTTCACTCAACGCACGTTCACGACGAGCCCAGTTTGAAGTAGAGTAGTCAGCATAACCACCTTTACTTGTCTTAACAATCTTGAAATCCAAGCCACGTACTGCGTCTGTTGGAATTTCTTCAATTTCAGAATCCATCAAAGCCGCTTTGATAATGTTGTGGATTTGGCTACCAATGATAAATCTACGAATTGGATTTTCTGGTGTTTTGTCTTCTTGTAGTTTGCTATCAACTACAAAACCTTGATACAAATATGAACGCTTTTTCCAGTATTTACGACCCATATCTTCAAGATTTTTGTCTTTGAACCATGGACGTACTTCTGTTAAGATTGGGCATGTTTCGCCCCACATTTCCATACAAGGAACTTGTACAGTAACTGGTTTTGAATTTGCTTCACCTTTAACTCCGGCGAAAGGCAATTTGATCATTGCTCGTTCAATCCAGAAAAATGTGTTGTTTGGGTCAGCGTCTGGTAAGAATCTTACTGTTGCTGTTTGACCTTCTTGAATGTTCCAGTGTGGAAATATTGCGTTGTCTCCACCGCCTGCGCTACCGGTGTTTTGTTGAGATGCTTGTTGAAGTTTTGCGCGAATTTCTGCTAAAGTTGCCATAATGATTTTTCCTTAATTTAATATTTTATGTGCCATTCTCTTAAAGCCAACTGACTAAAAAAGAAAAAGTGCATATAGTTAACTATACGCACTTTTATTTATCATCGCAAGAGTTAAGTTCCGTTATTATGGAAATATTTTGCCAATATAATTTTTAGCAACAATTTTGGAAGTTTCCAGTCCATAGTGGTGGAAATCACGTGCTTTGTCTATTGGCACAACAGAATGGAAAAAGTTACAGCCATTAATTTCTAAAATGCTTTCTAGCAGATCTTTTTTTAGATTTGGTTCCCAGCTTCGAATAAAATTATAATAGTGTAAGGACTCGACAGTATGCGCATTTGGTATAAATGAATGTATGGTACATTGAGCTGTATCCGTTTTCATTACTGAATGTAGATTTTTTTCAAAGTTTAACAAATCATGACAATCTTCTGGATCATAGTGACGTGCTCGTTCTTCATCTGTTAAATCAGTGTTGTTGTTTTCTCTGCGATGTAGATAACTCCAAAGGATTAAGACAGCCTTTGGCTTAAAATTGTTTAGGATAAAATTAGACCTTCTAGCGATCCAGTCATTGCTTGCGCCATTCATGCTTACGTTAATAGTTCTTTGATTAGTTTGTTGTTGTATAATTTGAGGCCATATTTCTTCAAACGGCTGGCCTAATCCTACTGTAAAACTATCACCTACACACCATATTTGATTTGAAAGGTCAGCAGGCCATTCGGCATCTCTGTAGCCCATACTGTTGTAATGATATGAAATTTCTTTGTTAAAATTTAAGAAATGATCTTGATCTAAACAATGCTCAAGACTATCAATTCCTGTTGTTAATTCAGTCTTGTTAACAAAACTAGGTAATAATAATTCCTTCATTTTGTATACCAAGTTTTAATTTCTTCATAAGCAGTATGACCTAAATCTTCTAGAGAATATTGTTTGCCAACTTTATTTTTTAATGACCAATTATTATATGTTACAAGGCATTCTTCAAAGTTTTTTACCAACATATATTTTTCAGCAAGTGTTTGAAGTTTGATAGGAATTCCAAATACTAGCGTTCTATCTTCTAGTGACATTTTTTCAATTTTACGTCCTACTAGATCATAATTTGTTCGATGTTGTTCTACAAAATTTCTATCAGTAGTAGACAGCGCCGTAGATTTTGACTCGTCAATAGTACTATCGTATGTTAGTAATTTAGTTTCTTTTTTCATTCCAATAGACGACATTCCTGATATGTCGCTCATTAGATAGTGACATTTATTCCAATCGTTCCATGAAATACCGTATATTTCATTCCATGTTTTTGGTTCAATTCCTGCTGGAAAAATATCTAAGTTATTGACGTACCTTTCAAGGTCTTTAAGATTTTCTTCGTAGTTGAATACAGAATTAATAGTAAAATGTGCGTCTACCCACTCAAGATATTTTACATACTTTCCTAAGTAATTTTCAAAAACAGTTTGGTCAATTGTTATACCTTTTTCGTATAACTGTTTTGAAAATTTAATTTTATCTTCGTGTAAAAAATGATTTAATCTTTTAGTGAACGCAACGATACACCAACTCATTGCGTGTTCAAATAAATTTTCTCGTCTGGCACTTATAATGTAAAAATTATCATTTAGGTATCTATAAAAACTTAATTGATCACTTAATGAATCTTGACGATTAATTAAATGGTACTGTGCTAGTCGACTAACCTTGTAATGATCTGTAGATAGTAATTCTGTTATTTCTTTTAGGCTTTGATAATAACCCCATGTATTCCAATGAGGTTTGCCTAATACTTCTTGATTGTAGAATGTCGAATGGTATTTTTCTAAACCGTTAGTTAACTCGTGTAAATTGATAACTGGTTTACCATAGTCATAATTCTGCATTATGACTGTAATATATTTCTGAAGAAGGGTAGAGCCGACTCTATCCGGAGTTAACACTAAAATATTCATTACACTATTTAAGTGCTAACTCTGTGCTTAGATTTATTTCATTCCGGCTAATTTCATGATTACATCAAATTCTTCGTTAGCACGGCCACTATTCTTGGCAAGCGCCTTTGGATGACTGATATTTTTCTCCGGTTCAGCATCTAACTCTTGTTTTGTTAAAGGTTTTTCGCCTTTCTTCTTACGTAAGTAAGCTGGAACTTCGCTCTTGTTTGGACCGCTTTCGGCTGTTTTAATTCCGGCAAGTTTCATAACTTCGGCAAATTCTTGATGCCCTTGACTACGTTGCTGCATCTTGGTAACCATCAATTCGACCATACGACCTGCCTTATCACCGAACTGTTTTCCAGCCATAATACCTAATTCAGTTGGGCCTTTACGCCACTCGCCTAACCCTTGTTCGCGACCATGTGGATTGTAGAAAGCACCGATAAACTCTGCTAATTCTTTAATGTTAACTGACTGTGTACCTTTTGGTTCAGCGTTATCCATATCTTCGCCTTCTTCTGGAGCTTCGGCCATTGGCTGTTCAGCTGGAACTTCTTCTGGAGCTCCTGCTTGTGGTAAACCTGCTCCGTCATCTGGCACTGGAGCTTCTGCTCCTGCGTTAGCATCTGTACCCATATCACCTTGTGGGGCATCTGTAGGAGCAGGTGCTTCTGGTTGTTCATTACCACCAACTAATTGCTGTAGTGCTTCTGGATCATTAACTTTTAACCAAGCCGCTAAGGTGTCCATTGGATCTGCGGATGGATCAACATTGGCTAATGCTTCTAACGCTTTTTCTAATCCTTCATCTTCAATGCCTACGCTTTGTAATGCTTCGATAGCACTAGTACCATCTGGCCCTAATGTAAATGCTCCGGAATCTAATAGGTCTTTAAGTTGAGCTAATTGGTCTGGAGTCATTGTTCCTTCTACAATAGAATCGGCCCAATCTTCAAAATTAGCAAACCCATGCTCTTGTAAATCAGCATCATCTGATAATTCTACATCGGTAGAATCTTCGCTTACTACATCTTCTAAATCTAATGTTCCTGCTTCTTTCATGATAGAATGAATTAGCGGAAATATACCTTCTAATGTTTCGTCAAAATGCTTAACTGTAAATTTAGCCTTGTAATCTTCCATTGTTACAGGATCTAATTCTGCGGCTTCTTCCATTGGAGTGAAACATTCCATCCATTCTTGATAACCACGTTGTGATTGTAATCTATCCATACAGTCACGTAAGTTTTGTAATTTTTGTCCAGCACGTTCATGGATTTGATGTGCGTCATCATTTAATGTTGCGGTCTTAACATGGCGTTTGAAACTGTTTAACTGAGCAATTTGTTCGCTCATTTTAATAATTGCCTTGCCAGCATCGTCATGCGGATATCCACCGTTTGATACGTGACGTTGCATACACTTAGCACCTGCTAAATGAATGAAAGGATATTTGAATCTTTCACCTTCTGCGTTTTCAATAAACAAAGCGTTAATGTGACGACTGCGATCGCCTGCTTTGCCTTCGTCAACTGGCTTACCGTGTCTTACGATAAGACGTGTATTTTCTAATTTGCGATAGCTAGTTTTACTGCTACCGTACATTGATGATTCATTCATGTTATCTTCCTTAGATCCATTAATAGCCAAATATTGGAAATCGCTCTTATCTAAATTTCCTTTTGCAATATCACGTGTATCAAATCTTAACATTCTGCGTTTAGCAAAGAAACGCATTTCTTTTAAGAAATCATACCATAGGCCTCGGGTAATATGATCTTGGTCTTCAGTAATACCCTGGCTGTAAAATATTTTTAGTGTACCGCGTTCGTTAATACTAAGACTAACTCTACCCAAATTATTGCCTTCTAAAACGAAGTCAAAGTCAAAAAATCTAGCTTCTTTTGGGTTGCTAGTAACGGTACCATCCTCGTTGCCCATTTGGAGATTAGCAAAGCGACTGCGCACTTTATCAAAAATGTCCTGGGCGATTATTTCAATAATATTCATAATGTGTATTTATTAGTAACTGCCGATATAGATAGGCATGGGCATGTCCATTTCGTCTAATTGACGATCTTCTGTCATTTTAGAGTAAACTACAGGATCCCAATCTCCTAGCATTACGATCATGCGTACTGCTAGCAATAACGCGGCTACAAGGTCATCGTGCTGTGTTTCTTTAGCTTCAAAACTAGCACCTTTAGCAATAAAAGTCTTTAATTCGCTGATTAAACTCTTACTGTTGATAGTAATTCTATCGTTTTCTATGAGCTGTTTTAACTTAGCACAGGCCGCAATTTTTGTGGTATTTGTAGTGTTAAACCCACGTCTAAATTTACGAACGTGCCCACGTCTAACTGGTTCGCTTACAAACATACCAGGAATTGTATCTTCACCTAATTCGTTAATAGCAATAATAGCGGCTTCACCTAGCGTATTATTTTCCACGCTGTAATAGATGCTAGATTGTACACCTGCGTTTAAACATTCGTTATCTATGTACCTACAAATATCTCGTAATATCTTAACCTGCGGTTGTACGGGGGTTAAATTGTGATGCCACTCGCCTACTTGTATCATACTAGGAATCTCAAAGATTTCGATAGCGGCGGGGTCTCCCCCTGTACCTAAACTAGGATCGTGAGCAACAATATATGTACACTTGGGATCAATCTTTTTATACCAACGAACTTGCCCCATACGTAGAGTAGGTTCTTTGCCTTCCATATCAACAAGTTTTAAACTGCTGATCAGTGTTTCGTCAAAGATAATAAATTCGCACTCATGTTCACGACGGAAGCGTTCTTCGCCTAGTTGTGAACGTTGTTCTGCGGCCCAGACTTCATCACGATCTGGGTGTTCGCTCCAATGCGCCTTGAATGGGAAGAAGCCATTTTTACCAACTTCTTGCGTGTTACCAAATTCATCTGTGCGTTTGTTTGCTTCTTTCCAAATTTGAGCAAACTGATCCTCGTCACTGTTAGGTGTTGATGTAATAATTGCCTTACCACCAGTTGCTAGTGTAGGGCTAATAGAAGTCCAGAATTCAGTGGCAATGTTAGGTGGAACGAACGCAAACTCGTCAGCGTATAGTAATGATAGAGATAGACCACGACCTGTTGTTTCTGTAGTTGTTTGCGCTACAATACGTGATCCATTGTCAAATTCTAATGTTTCTTTTGCCCAACCTGTGGCACCTGCTCTAATATGATCAGGGCAAAGCTCGTATGCGTAACGTATACGTTGCATAATTTCTTTAGCACCAGTATACTTGTGAGCGGCGATAAGAATTGTGCTATCTGGTACAAACATAGCATACCATAGCAAGTATCCTGCCGCTGTAGTTGTCTTACCTGTTTGTCGAGGTAGCATGTTAACATTAAAGCGATATCCGTGATAGCTATCAATTAAACGTTTTTGATATTCAAATGGTTGATATAACAACTTACCCTTTGTAGGATGTTGTATATGAAAGAAGTGTGCCATGAAATAATGCGGGCCGTTTATAGGATCCATACATTGTTCAAGATCATAGATGTCTTGCTCAGTCCACTTTTGCGTAACGTGGGCTTTCTTAACAAGTTGGTTATCTAAATGTTTT